TGAAGCTTGGCGCACAGAACAGGCTAACAACAGACAACTAGAGAAAATGACAACATGACAGATTACGCTGATAACTTATTAAAAATTAACAGACTTACAAAACATTTTCTTAACGCAGTATTAAAACAACGTAAGACAGAAGCGTATTTAATTGCTTGTCAGATTACAGAAACAGCTCAAGAGCTTGAAGATTGGGCGAGTAAGCATAGTGTCCACTAAAAGTGAAAAGAACGCTCTCCGTAAGATTGCAGAACTCGGATGTATTTTATGTTCCGAAATCCTTGGGTTTGAAGGCACTCCGTCAGAACTCCATCACATTCGCAGGTATGGAAACAAGCGGTCTGCATCCCCTGTCATCCCATTATGCCCAGAACACCATCGGGGAAATAGTGGCGTTCACGGATTGGGTCACAAAGGTTTTAGCAATAAATGGGGCGTTACCGAGGCGTGGTTATTGGAACGAGTCAATCAAAAACTTGGAAAAGGAAATGGCGAATGACAACATTCACTACGGAAGACCGATTGGCAGCTAAAGCTCAAGAGGATCAAAACCTAATTCAGACGAAATACGGTGCGCTCTATTACGAAACTCTTTATCGTGATGAGTCCACTTGTTTGTCTTGTGACGGCTCATGTGGATACATTCATGGCACAAAACACGCATCACCGTATCCAAGTGACCACAACGAGCAGCAGAAATAGTAATCGTATGTTCGTATTCCTCGCCTGTATCGTATAAATAAGTTCCCATTGTTTGTGGATCTTTATCCACTACAAACTTAATCTCATCAGGCAAAGGCATATCCCAGCGATCAAAAGGTTTCATGCAATAAATTGCTGAATATAGATTACGGATTATTGCTGGTGTTAGTTTCACTTTAAACTCCGTGTATTTTGCCTCTAAACTCTACTTCATCCTCGCCCCAAACTCTAATCATTTCAGGCTGTAATAGCTTACTACGCTCAAATGACAACATTACAAAGCCACTATTCCAATCTTTAGGAGTATCTTCAGTATATTTAAATTGTGGCCCATGTTCATCGGCTAAAGTGCCTGTTTGAACGCCCCACCGAGTGCCGTTATAGTCGTTAAACGGAATAGATGACAGAACATGAGTATGTCCTGTAATCATGTTTACGCCAGCATTTACAGCGTTATTTCTGCCACCTGTCCAACCACCTTTCCAGCGATGCTTAATGCAAGTATCCTCATTAATCCATACAGACCAGCAAGAGTTCCACATAGGAAAGTAATCTTTTAGATGAGTGCCAGGAACGCCCTCAAAAGCTGGCAAATTCTGCACTACAGAAGCTAAAAATCGTTGGTCATGGTTTCCCATAGGCCAAAACAATTTAGCCCCTTTAGCGACCTTTTCAATCTGTCCTAGATATTCCTGACAAGCCTCTAGTTCTTCTTTAACGCTAGGTATTTGGTCAAAATCCATTCTTGGAAATCTTGACAAACCACTTCCATCAAAAGCATCGCCATTGCAAATAACGGCAGTAGGCTTAAATTCTTTAATTGATTCTAAAAGGGCTTTAAATGCGGTTGTGGTAAGGTCAGGCCAAAAATGTGCATCAGAAAATACAATTACTCGACCTTTTTCTAAATCAAATCCCCTGCGAATATGCCCTTCTGTTTGTTGAATTTTCTTTATAGGAGAAACCCTACTATCTCCAAATGAAGGCAATTCAATGTTATGTCTAGTTTCTATTGACCTTCTGCGGTTATATACAGCCCTTTCTACCATTCCATGAGTTTTAGCAAAAAGTAATGGAGAACCAATTTTTTTCCATTCTGCTATAAATTCTTCATCGCTTAGATAATAGCCAGCCATTTATGCCCCTTTTGATGTAAAGTAAGCAGATATTAACTGAATATTATAAATAATCAATGACTTATGCTAAAAAAGTTGATGCAAATCATTCTATTATTGTCAAGGCTCTGCGTGATCTTGGCTGCTCTGTGTTTGATACGTCTAGGGTTGCTGGTGGTTTTCCCGACCTCGTGGTTGGCAAAAATTCAAAAACTGCTTTGGTCGAGGTAAAAGCCGATGCTAAGGCTAAATTTACAGCAGCTCAACAAGCTTTTATATTGAATTGGAAAGGCTCAACAGTCTGTCGAATACACGATATTGAAGGTGCAATAAATCTAGTAAAAACACTTGAAAACTCGTAAAATAGTATTATTATTCGTAGTGTATTAACCCCATCTTAAAGGAAAAATCATGGGCAAAATGGATTCAATGAAAGGCGTTCCTTCTGTAACTGGTGCTAAAGCTCCTAAAGGTGCTACATCATCTGATATGTCAGGTGAGCGCAGACAGAAGCTAGTTGGTGGCGTTGCAATGGGTAAGATGGATGCAATGGGTTCACGCCCACTATCTCACGCTGGCAACTTTGAAGGCAAGCTTGGTGAGTGCAATGATGGCAATATGGGTGAGCGTATGGTTTACGAACACAAACGTATGCCACACGCACAAGACGGCAAATAAAATTACAGCTCATAGTCCTCGGTAAAGGACTACAAGCTGTATAACCACAACAATAGGGTAATATTGAAATGGCTAAAGAAATTGTAACTTTTAAACCTCTGGGTGACAAGATCATTGTTCGCCCAGATGTTCGTGTTTTGAGCGATGTTATCTTAGTTGATAACAAAGAAGCTGAAAACATGGGAACGGTAGTCGCTGTAGGGCCTGGCAAGAAATTGTCATCCACAAAACGTGAAGCAATGCCAATAGAAGTAGGCGCAAGAATACGTTTTGGCACTATGAACGATGATCCAAAAGAGGAATATCTTAAATTCACTAAGATAGACCATAACGGTGAGAAGTGCTTACTAATGAGCTGGCAAGACGTTTGCTGGGTAGAATAAGGGGAACAACATGATTCAAACAATCAAAAGCAAGTTAAAAGCATTTGGCAAATGGCTAGAAGATGCAGTAGCAGATGAGCTATCAAAAGAAGATAGAGAGAAGATTCTCAAGTTTCAGCAAGAGGTGCAATTTCCTGTGCCTAAACCATTATTGAAAAAAGCAACCACAAGGAGCAAAACCGTGTTAAAGAAATCAACCAGCGCAAAAGCGTTCAAAGAGAACATCAAAACTGAAGTTAAAGCAGGTAAACCAGTTAAGCAAGCTGTGGCGATTAGCTATGCTGTTAATCGTGCTGCTGCAAAAAAACCAGCAAAGGCTAAGAAATGATCAGCTTTACTATTGCTCAGATAAACGAATTGCTACAAGCATTAGGCAATATCCCTTATGTATATAGCAAGCCATTAATTGATGGTATCAATCAGATTGCTCAACAACAGATGGCTCAGAATGTTGCTCAAAAACAACAAAATGCTGAAAATGTTGCACAAAAGCAACAAAATGACGTTGTTGTAGAGCCTGATACATCACTCTCATAATGTTGTAAAAAAACAACAAAATCAAGAAGATGGAAGAAAAGTCAATTAATCCTGTAGGCGCACCTCTTGGTAATAAAAACAATACCAAGAACAAGCCTTTTCTTGATGCTATGCGTAGAGCGTTAGCACAGAATCCTCAGAAGATTAGAAGCATTGTTGACAAGGTTCTTGAGAAAGCAGAAGAAGGTGAATCTTGGGCTGTTAAAGAAGTAGCTGATCGTTTAGATGGCAAAGCAGTCCAAGCAACCACTTTTGAAGATGCAGAAGGCAATTCATTGCTACAAGCTATCGAAGTTAGGTTTGTAAAACCAAGTGAAACTTGATATTGTCGCTGGCAGTCAAAATGATGAGTTCTATACGCCTGATTACGCTATAGAGCCATTGTTTAAGCACATCAAGCCTAACAGCAATATTTGGTGTCCATTTGACACAGACCAAAGCCTATTCGTTAAGTTGTTCAAAAATCAAGGTCATAACGTAATCAATACGCATTTAACCAATGGTGACAATTTCTTTGATATTGCGTTACCAGAATGTGATTACATTATTAGCAATCCACCCTATTCGTTGAAATATGAAGTGTTTTCTAGGTTGTTTGAGATAGGCAAGCCATTTGCTATGCTTGTGGGCGTGGTTGGGTTATTTGAAAGCCAAAAGCGTTTTAATCTATTTAAAGATAATGACTTTGAAATAATGTATTTCAATAAGCGGATTAGCTATTTCAAAAACTACGAGGATCAAAAACCCTCTTTAAATCCACCATTTTCTTCTGTTTACATAGCAAAAGGTTTGTTTCCAAGACAAATCAATTTTGAAGTGATTGATAAATGAATGAAATCACACCAGAAATTCGCCAAGCTGTTAGTGCAGTTGATTTTCCGATCAAGCTACAGTTTTTATTCGAGCCATGCAGATATAAGGTTCTATATGGTGGTCGTGGTGGGGCTAAATCTTGGGGCGTTGCTCGTGCATTACTTGTCATAGGCGTAAAAAAGACTACAAGGGTGCTATGCGCTCGTGAGTTTCAGAACTCTATTGGCCAATCAGTTCATAAGCTGTTATCTGATCAAATCATTGCTTTAAAACTAGAATCATTCTATGAAATTACACAAAACTCGATTAGAGGCAAAAACGGCACAGAATTTGCCTTTGTTGGTCTTAAAAACAATGTTACGAACATCAAATCCTATGAGGGTGTTGATATCTGTTGGGTTGAGGAAGCGCAAACAGTATCTAAAAGCTCGTGGAATGTCCTTATTCCAACTATCCGTAAAGAAAACAGCGAGATATGGATCACATTCAATCCCGAGCTTGAAACGGATGAAACCTACCAAAGATTCGTTGTTTCACCGCCAGAGAACAGCAAAATTGCAAAGATTAATTGGAACGATAATCCCTGGTTCCCAGATACTCTTAGACTAGAAAAAGACGCATTATTTAGTAGAGATAGAGAAGCCTATAACACAGTCTGGGAAGGCATTTGCAGACAAACAGTAGATGGTGCTATTTTTGCTAAAGAAATGACATTAGCCGATTTAGATGGAAGGATTACCAATGTCCCATACGATCCAATTAAACCTGTTCACGCTGTATTTGATTTGGGCTGGGCAGATGCTACTGCTATTTGGTTTGTTCAGTTTATTAGCCAAGAAGTCAGATTAATACGCTATTACGAGAACACTCAGCAGACAATCGCTCATTATCTTGCTAAAATACAGTCTTATGGATATGTTATCGACACTCTTTGGCTCCCTCACGATGCAGGGAATAAGACTTTATCTTCAAATGGTAGAAGTATCGAAGAAATTGTCAGAGCTGCAGGATACAATACTAGGGTCATCGAAAGAACGCCAATAGCAGACTCAATCAACGCTGCACGAATGATGTTCAATAAGTGCTGGTTTGATCGCAATAACACTCACGATGGTCTGCAATGTCTAAGGCATTATCGCTATGACGTTGATCCTGATACAAAACAGTTCAGCCAAAAACCATTGCATGACAACTATTCGCATGGTGCAGATGCTTTCAGATATATTGGGTTGATGGTTAACGAACCTAGAAAAGCACCTAAACAGCCAAAAACTTATCAACTACCTAGCTCATGGATGGGCTAAAATGTGTAGTAAAAACACAACAAATGTCTTAAAATCGGGCAAAGAATAAGGAATCTTATGGCATACGATAGAGTTGCAGACGAACAATCAGATGGCAGAATAGAAGAAGCCAAACAGTTTTTACGACTGTGTAATGACTCTGACAGCAACAATCGTGCTGAAGCTCTTGACGATGTGCGCTTTGCAGCAGGCGATCAATGGCCTGTAGATGTGCAAAATAGCCGTGTATTAGAAGCTCGCCCATGCTTAACAATCAATAAGCTAGATGCTTATATTCGTCAAATCTGCAACCAACAACGCCAGCAACGCCCACGCATTAAAGTGCATGGCATGAACAATGAATCAGATGCAAAAGTAGCTGAGATCATTACAGGTATTACTCGTCACATTGAGAATCAATCTGATGCTGACCAGGCTTATGATCATGCTTTTGAGTATTGCGTGAAGATGGGCTGGGGCTATTGGCGTGTTACTACAGACTATGTAAGGGATGACAGCTTTGATCAAGAAATTTACATTAAGCGTATTGAGAACCCTTTTACTGTCTATTTTGACCCTAATAGCGTTCAGCCTGATGGCTCTGATGCTGAGAAATGTTTGGTTACTACCGTTGTCAGCAAAGCTGTGTTCAAAAAGATGTATCCCGATGCTGAGGACACTCAAGGATTTTCCAGTAGAGGAACGGGAGATACGGAATCAGAATGGGTCACAAAAGAAGATATACGCATAGCTGAGTATTTCTACACAGAACGCACAAAAGAGATGCTTTTACAGCTCTCAGACGGCACAACAGGCTTTGCAGACGAAATCCCTAAAAAAGAAGTATTAGAAGCTGCTGGCATTACTGTCATTGATAAGCGTGAAACTTGGCGCAAGAAAATCAAATGGTGCAAGCTAACAGCTATGCAAATCCTTGAAGAAGGCGAATGGGCTGGTAAATACATTCCTATCGTGCCAGTTTACGGTCAAGAAGTCAGAGTTGACGATAAGCACAAGAAGTTTGGTCTTGTTCGTATGGCTAAAGACCCACAGCGTATGTATAACTACTGGTCAACAGCTCTTACTGAGTCTGTTGCGCTTGCGCCTAAAGCTAAATGGCTCTTGGCAGAAGGTCAAGACGAAGGGCATGAAAACGAATGGGCAATGGCTAACATTAAAGCTATGCCTGTATTGCGTTACAAACAGACAGACATTGAGGGCAGACCAGCTCCTGCTCCTACACGTTTACAGCCAGAGCCACCACCATCAGGCATCGTAACTGCATTGCAAGGCTTAAATGGCGATTTACAAGCTGTTGTAGGTATTTTTGACCCTAGCCAACTGCCACAAGGCAATATTTCAGGCAAAGCATTGCAAGGTCAGCAAATGCAAGTGGATATGACCAATTTCCACTATTACGACAACTTAACTCGTTCTATTCGTCATACAGGTCGCATCATTCTTGATTTGATACCTAAGATTTATGACAGAGAGCGTGTCATGCGTATTATTGGCGATGACGGCAAGCCTGAAATGATCACGATTAACCAGCGTGGCGCAGACGAAAATGGTGTTGAAAAAGTGCTAAATGACGTTACTGTTGGCGAATATGACGTAGTAATGGAAACAGGCCCAGGTTACAACTCTAAACGTCAAGAAGCAGTCGATTCAATGGTTCAAATGTTGTCAGTTGATCCTAACTTAATGCAACAAGCAGGCGATTTAATCTTTAGAAATATGGATTTCCCTGGCGCAGATGTTATTGCCGATCGTCTTGCTGCTGTTAACCCTATGGCTCAGATTGACGATAAGTCACCAATTCCACCACAAGTTCAAATGCAAATTAAGAACAATCAAGCTCAAATGCAACAAATGGCACAACAGATTGAACAGTTGCAGATGATGATCAAGCAACGTCAAGACATTGAGCAAGTTAAGCAATCTGAAGAAACTAAGCGTGAACTCATGCGCCAGACTACTAAAGCACACGATACAGAAATGCGTGATGCTACTAAGCAGACTGACACAGTTATTAACAATCAAACTAAGCTTGAAATTGAGCAACTTAAAGCGCAATTGGCTTTAGTTCTTGCTCATATCGGCAAAGGCGAAGAAAAGCTTGCTAATGAAGAAGCTGTAGAACGAGCTATTTAGTGTTGTAAATAAGCAACATTAATGTTATAAATGAATTTGTTATACCTACCTGTGGGTTCACAGGGTTAATTCTTGAGGAAAAACTCATGTCAGATGTGCAAGAAAGATTAGCCAGTAACGTGGTTACATCAGAAAATTTAGCTGATTTCCATGCTGAAAAATTAGGTTTAGCTAGTGATGAAGCTCCTGTTGCGGCTGAAACAGTTGAGGAAACTCCTGATTCAGAGCCAGCAGTTGAAGCCCAAGCTGAGAGTGAACCAACAGCAGACGAAGAAGCGGAAGTAACAGACAAGCCTAAACAAAATCCCAAACTTGAAAAGCGTTTTTCTGAGCTTACTAAGCGAGCCAAACAAGCTGAGGCAGAAAAGCAAGCATTAGAAGCACGTTTACAAGAACTTGAGAGCAAAGTAGCCCCTGCACCCATCCAAGAACCTGACGTATTGGGTGAAAAACCCCAAGCAAGCCAGTTTCAAGATGCTTTTGAATATGCAGAAGCATTAGCTGAATGGAGCGCAGAAAAAGCAATTTTAGAGCGTGAAAAAGCAGAACAGCAACGCAAAATCGAAGAACAGAGAAACGAAGTAATTAAGTCGTGGACTCAAAAACTCGAAGCTGCTAAAGCTGAATTGCCTGATTTTGACGATATGGTAGCTTCTAGCCAAGTGCAAGTGCGAGATGAAGTGCGTGATGCAATACTAGAATCAGATGTAGGCCCACAAATCTTATATCACCTAGCATCAGATGACGATTATGCTCAGAAATTGGCAGCAATGCCTACTAATAAAGCACTCAAGGAATTAGGGAAATTGGAAGTTCAGTTTGAGCGTAAAGAAGCTCAGCCTGAAGTCAAAAGCGAACCTGTTGCTCGTAGTAAAGCTCCAGCACCGATTAAGCCTCTTACAGCAGGAAAAGGAACGTCTGACGTATTAATTGACACAAATGGTCAATTTCACGGCACATACGCTCAATGGAAAGCTGCAAGACAAGCTAAGAGGATTCGCTGATAAACCCAATTTAAATTAAAGGAAATAATCATGGCAAATAATTTGCTAACTATTTCTAAGATCACCAACGAAGCCTTGATGGTCTTAGAAAACGAATTAACATTCACATCTGAAGTAGATCGTAACTATGACGATCAATTTGCCGTAGTTGGTGGCAAAATTGGTAACACAGTTAACGTCCGTAAACCTGGTCGTTTCATCGGGACAACTGGGCCAGCATTGAACGTAGAAGATTTCAACGAAACTTCAGTTCCTGTAACCCTCAGCACTCAGTTCCACGTTGATACTCAGTTCACAACTCAAGACCTCGCTTTGAGCCTTGATATGTTCTCTGATCGAGTATTGAAGCCTGCGGTGGCGGCTATTGCAAATAAAATTGACCGTGATGGCACATTGCAAGCTGCTAACAACACAGCAAACATCGTAGGAACTGCTGGCACTCCACCAACAGGTTTGATCACCTATTTGACTGCTGCTGCTTACCTTGACTCTGAAGGCGCACCTCGTGATGGCCGTCGTTCTTGCATCGTTGAGCCATTCACATCTGCAACTATCGTTGACAGCTTGAAAGGTTTGTTCGTTCCACAAGAAGCTATTGGCGAACAATATCGTAAAGGCTTGATGGGTCGTGACTCTGCTGGTATGAACTGGAAGATGGATCAGAACGTGGTAGCACACACATTCGGTTCTTTTGCTGGCTCTGCTACTGTTAACACATCTACTGCTGCTGGTTTCTTGACAAGCGGTTGGGCTTCTTCAA